TTGAAAGCCGGATACAGAGGTCTTACTTCTTGGCAGGAAGAAACCAAAGCCGATGCAACTCGCAAGATGTATTCCGAAACTTGGTGTGGCAGACGCAGATATCTTCCCGGTATCCGCAATGATAATTGGGGCATCAAATCATTCGCTGAACGCTGTGCTTTGAATACACCTATTCAAGGAACGGCGGCAGATATTTTGAAACTTGCCGTAAATCGTATCTTAGTTGGATTGCCAACAAGACCCTGGCTCAAACCCATTTTACAGATTCACGATGAACTTACTTTCATCATTCCCAAAGACAAGCTCTCTGAAGCTGTTAGTTTTATTAAAGGTTGCATGGAAGCACAGCCTTTCCCTGAATTTGATTTACCACTTGTAGCAGAAGCCTCCGCCGGTGAGACCTTCGGCTCAATGGAAGAACTGGAGGAATTCTAATGTATAAAAACAGCGAAGGTTATGCTGACCCTACTGCAGGTGCTGCAATAGGACAGATAATGAAAGAATACAGAAAAGAGCGCCGTGAGGTTTGGCGCAGACAGACAGAACTCAAAGAAAGACCAAAGGTGTATATTGTCTCTCGTTATGCAGGTGATGTTGAAAATAATGTAAAAAACGCAATCCGCTATTGCCGTTTTGCAATTGACAACAAGAAGATGCCTATTGCAGCACATCTTTTGTACCCGCAGATTGTAGATGACAACGACACGATTGAGAGAGAAATCGGCACAATGTATGGCTTGGCTCTTCTTGCACTCTGTGATGAAGTTTGGTGCTTTGGTGAAGAACACTCTTCCGGCATGAAACAGGAACTTGAAGAAGCAAAGCGTCTTAATAAGCCTATAAAATACTTTGACAAGGAGGCGGTATCATGATTTCTGCACAGGATATTTTGCTCGCATTATTTAATCCTTCCGATACAGTTTGTTTCCGTGTATTTGATGACAGAAAAAGCGGTATTTTTACCGGGGCAAAATTTGAAATGGAAGCAGGTAAATATTCTGCTATTGAAGGAACGCTCAAAAGTCACAACGAAAAGAACCATGGTGTTTTTTATGTTGTAAACTACGGCGGACAGGATGATAATAGCATTACAAGAATCAACGCACAGTTTGTTGAAATGGACGATTTGTCTTTTGAAGAACAGCAGAAAGCAGTTGATGAGTTTCCGCTTCCTCCGTCTATGATTATAAAAACACGCAAATCACTGCACGTCTATTGGTTTATGAAAAATGCAAAGGTCGAGATGTTTCGCCCTATTCAGAAACAGCTTGTTGCTCATTTTCACGGTGACCCAATGTGCGTAAACGAAAGCCGTGTCATGAGACTTCCTGGTTTTAATCACTGTAAAAAAGACCCTATCATGGTGGAATGTATCTCTTTTCACCCTGAACGCAAGTACACGCAGGAACAGCTGATAGAAATTTTGCCCGGAGCGGAAGAACAGTCTGTTGAAATAAAGACAGGTACGGACAAGGGTTTAGAACTCTTGCTTCATGGATGTGACTTCATCAAGCATTTCAAACAAATGCAGAGACCCTCTCCGAACACGATTGGTATGCAATGATTACAAATCTTGCTCCTTTCAAAGGCGGTGTTGACCTCATACACGAACTTTCAGCACCTTATCCCAATTACAGTGTCGCAAATACGCAGAAAAAAATCAATCATTTTCTTGAGAGTGGTACAAAGCCTATGATTTGTAAGACCATTGCAGAGAAAGGTTTTGTCTGTCCCAAGATGGAAAGTGGTGAATGTTCTTGTAAGGCTCCGGCAGCAATGTGCTATCAGCCTCTGAACATTGACGGACTTCGTGAGGTAATTTCAAAACTTGAAGTTACCGGGGATGCTATGAAAGATATGCAGACAGCGAGGGTCTTCATTGAGACATACCTCTACAATCAGGATGTTGTTACAGCCGAAGCAGTTATCGGTTTTGAACTCAAAGAACGCTTCAAACTAAAGAACACCTTCCTTCGCCCTTTGTCACAGATTTACAAAGAAGTAAGTAAAGATTATCAGTTAATCGCAAAGCCTAAAAATGACCCAAGAATGATTGAACTTCCTGCTTGGTACACAGTTGGCTCACAGGGGTTGAAATTTCTGCCCGGTGTTCTTGCCGAACATATGGCAGGCACAGAAAAGGTCTTTTATGCGGCTGAACAGTTCTATCTTTATCAAGGTGGTGTTTTCAAAGAACTCACCGAGATGGAAGCACAGCGTCTTGTTCAGGAACAGATGCTCTCTCGTGAAATGAAGATGAACCAAATCATCGATGCAACACAGCAGTGGAAACTCCGTGTACAGAAAGACATTCGTGAGCTTAATCCTAATCCCTATATCATTAATGTAAAAAACGGACTTTACAATGTCCTCGAAGATACACTGACCGAACACAACCCGGATTACTACTCAACAGTTCAACTCAATGTTACATACGACAAGGAAGCAAAGTGTCCTCAATTCTTGAAGTTCCTCAAAGAATCAATGGGCGGTGATATGGAGCAAGTTGCTCTCATACAGGAGATGCTCGGCTATTTCCTTATCCCTATAAACTCTGCACAAAAATGCTTTGTAATCGTAGGTGTCGGCGGAGCCGGAAAGTCTGTCTTACTACGTGTTCTTAATGATATCCTTCTCGGAAAGCAGAATGTGTCAAATGTATCTTGGCAGGCTCTCAATGAGCGTTTCAAGACAGCAGAACTCTTCGGAAAGTTGGCGAATATTTTTGCTGACCTTCCTACAAAGTACATTGACGATAACGGCATCTTTAAGGCATTAGTCGGTGAAGACTATCTCACAGTTGAGAAGAAAAACAAGAACCCTTTTTCATTTCAGTCATGTGCGAGATTGCTATTTTCATGTAACAGCATCCCGAAGAACTGTGGCGACCGCTCCGAAGGGTTTTATCGTAGACTTATCATCATGCGTTTCAATCATGCAGTGCCTGCAGAAAAGCGTGACCCTGATCTCGTTGAGAAATTCCGCCTTGAGGCAGATGGTATCTTCCTTTTTGCTCTCGAAGGTCTCAAACGCTTGATTAATAATCAGTTCAAGTTCTCTGAAACAGATGTCAATATCGCAGAACTTCAGCAGTATCGTGAAAACAATGATTCGATGCTTTCTTTCGTCAAAGAATGTTGCAAAGTTGATGCAAATTCTCGTGTTAGTAGCACAGAACTGTTCAATGCATATAAGACTTACTGTGAAGAAGGCGGTCTTAAGCCATATTCACAGAAGATGTTTGTGCAGCAGTTAACAACCGCGTTCCCTGAAATCAAAAGAGCAAGGGATGGAGTTGCCAATAGAAGGCTCCTTGACGGCATTGATTTATGCGAGGATTTGAATTAGTCCATGACACATGACACATATGACAGCAGAAATCCTATTTTCAGTTATATATATTTTGTTTTTTTCGCTATCTCCCATATAGTGTGAAAAAAATTCAATTAAATTTTCGTGAAAATGCATTTTTTCGTGTCATATGTGTCATAACCCTTGAAAATAAAGGAGGTAGCATGACACATGAAGGAAAAAGACATCGTATCTGCTATTCAAAAACACTTGAAAACCCTGCCTAACTGTTTTTCTTGGAAAGAACACGGCGGAATGTACGGCACAGCCGGAATACCGGATATCATCGCCTGCATTAATGGCAAGTTTTATGCTTTTGAAGTAAAAACAGCCATTGGAAAAACCACGGCATTGCAGGATGCAACCATACGAAAAATCAACAATTGTGGTGGACACGCATATGTTGTCCGCTCCGTAGATGAGGTAAAAGCCCTCTTACTCAATGCTTAACAACGCTTACATCGAAACAACGCCTCAATGAAAAATCTTATTTTTTCGGAGGTAATGAAGATGACAGCAAAAGAATTCCTTTCACAAGCACGCTATCTTGATATGCGTATCAACAGCAAGGTTGAACAAATTGAATCCTTAAATGACCTTGCAACTAAATGTACATCAACATTAACGGGTATGCCAAGAAATCCTTCTGCGAGCACTTCTCTTATGGCTGATGCTATCAGCAAGATTGTAGACCTTCAAGCAGAGATTGGAAAAGATGTGCAAGACTTGGTTGAACTTAAACACAGTATTTCATCACTTATTAAGTCTGTGCCGAATACCGAACTGCAAACCCTTCTCGAAAAACGCTATCTTTGTTTTCAATCTTGGGAAAAGATAGCCGTGGATATGTACCACACAGTACACTATTTATATAAGCTTCATAATGAAGCACTCGATTTTTGTGATGAAAAAATGAAATTGGATACCTAAAGACATAGAATGATACCTACATCTTATGATATTATTATAATGGGAAATGAAATAAAGATAAGCCTTTGCGGGAGCAATCCTGTAAGGGCTTTTCTTATGCCCGAAAGTGAGGTGAAGATAAGTGCCAAGGAAACCAAAGCGGCCGTGTTCTTACCCTGGTTGTCCGCATCTTACTGATGGGAGATTCTGTGATGAACACGCAAAGGCTGAAGCCAAACGCTACGAGACATATGACAGAGACCCGGAGGTTCGCAAACGATACGGCAGAGCCTGGAAAAGGATAAGAGATGGTTATGTGGCTGTGCATCCTTTGTGTGAGCGTTGCGAGAAAGAAGGTCGGCTGACACCGACAGAAGAAGTACATCATATTCTTCCTCTCTCCGAAGGTGGCACACACGCAAGAGACAACCTTATTGCTTTGTGTCAATCTTGTCACGCACAGATTCATGCCGAGCGTGGCGATAGATGGCATAGGCATTGATGAGAAAGTTGCGTCCACAAATGTAGCCGCAAGCTCTTATGGGTGGGGGTATCAAAATCCCTACAGCTTTATACTCGTGCAACGGGCGTGGGGTTTCGTGTGAAAAAATTGCGAAATCAAAAGGGTAATAAGGCCCGAAGTCAGAAAGGCGGTGAAAAAATGCCAACAAAATCGAATAATACCGGTGGTCGAGGCGGTAAACGTCCGGGCGCAGGTCGTAAGCCAAAGTCCAATTTGGAAAAGGCTCAAAACGGCAACCCCGGCGGTCGCAAACTCACGATGTTGGATATTCCCGATGTTGATGGTGTACAGATGCCAAAGCCAAACGAACTGCTTGGTGCAAAGCAGCGAGATGGTACAGAACTACGAGCCAAGCAAGTTTATGAAGATACTTGGAACTGGCTCAACTCAATAGGATGTGCAGGCTTTGTTTCTCCACAGACTATTGAACGCTATGCTATGTGCGTGGCACGTTGGTTGCAGTGTGAAGAGATGACAAACGAACTCGGTTTCTTGTCAAAGCACCCAACCACAGGAAAGCCTGTAACATCTCCGTTTATTAACATTGGCATCAATTACATGAACCAAGCCTCAAGGCAGTGGGACAACATTATGCAAATTGTGAAAGAAAACTGCTCCGTTGATTTTTCCGGTACAAATCCAAATGATGACCTTGAAAGGTTATTAAAACAAAGAAAGGGGTTCTAACCATGATTGAAAAAGTAAATCCGAGCCATCCGGACAAGGTGGCAGATAGAATTGCAGGAGCTATTGTAGATTTAGCTTATGCATCAGAAGATAATCCAAAAATCGCGGTTGAGGTTTTGGTAGGACATGGTGTTTGCCACGTAATAATTGAAACCACGGCTGACTTAAACAAGACCGACATTGCCCGTGCAGTAAATCGAATTGCAGGTGATGTAATGGTTGACTTGCATATTTCACCACAGGACACACACCTTACGAAGAATCAGTCTAAAGGGTTTAAATGCGGTGATAATGGTATCTTCAAAGGAATGCCTTTGACACAAGAACAGAAGGCACTTTCTTGTATTGCTCGCAGCATATATGAGCGTTATCCTTATGACGGAAAGTACATAATGGATGGCGTTCGTCTTATCCTCTGCCAGAGCAACGCAAAAACAGAAGACCTTAAGACAATTTATGAAGGTGCAGAAATCAACCCTCTCGGTGATTGGACGGGCGGAATAAATGTTGACACAGGTGCGACCAACAGAAAACTCGGTTCTGATATGGCCGACTCTGTAACCGGTGGCGGACTGCACGGAAAAGACCTCTCCAAAGCCGATGTATCTGTAAACATTTATGCATTCCTCAAAGCACAAGAAACAGGAAAACCTATTGAACTCTGTTGTGCTATCGGGGATACAGAAATTGATGGAAGACCTTATTCTGAAATCGTTGAGATTGCTCGTCAGTTCATTTTCTCTTTTGGAGGTTTTGAGAAGTTTGCCGAATGGGGTCTGTTTTAAGGAGGGCGCATATGGGAAGGACAACTACTCAAATGGAATTGGTTTCCATTACAAAATTAGTGCCATATGCAAATAATGCTCGAACCCATTCCCCGGAACAGATAATGAAACTTCGCTCATCTTTGCGTGAGTTTGGTTTTATAAATCCTGTCATCATTGACAAGGACTTTGGTATCATAGCAGGCCACGGCAGAGTAATGGCTGCCAAAGAAGAAGGTATCGATGAAGTACCTTGCGTCTTCGTGGATTACCTCACTGAGGCACAGAAGAAAGCATACATCCTTGCTGACAACAGAATGG